CGGGGGATGGGAGACCCCCTTAGGGGTCTTCCAAAAGTGCGTTTTCGCACAGGTTCTACAACTACTTAACCTTTCGGAGAAGCATATGACTGAACGTACACAAGCTAGTTTCACTAATCTGAATTCTCATCAGATTAACAAAAACTACTTAGGACATGTTACGTATGACAAATCGTCTACGTATCCTGCTCTACTCGTTCTATCTGGCCAATCACCGATTGTAAAAGGTAACCATGTAGCTCCCACTTCTTACCAAGCACTTACCCAGACTGCTTTATACGGTCCTAAGGTTCATAAGTGGAATAAAGCAAAACGGGTTGTAACCGGTTTTGCTCCTCAGCCAATTCATAATTTGACTGTCCCTTATGTTGGTTGGAAACAACGTAATTATACGTCTGCTCCTAACCTAAAAGTGCCTTCCTCGTCGGACTCTGATAATGCTGTTTTAAAAGCATTAGACAAAGCTGCGGGAATCAACTTCGATGCTGCCATGGCATTAGCTGAAGCTAGGGAAACTGCGTCAACTTTGACTAGTTTGACCAGTACTCTAGTTCAGTCTGTTATGGCCGTAAAGAAACTTGATATTAAGAAGCTCCGTAAGATCCTGATCAAATCGAAAAGTACTATTACTGGCAAAGGGAATAACAAACTTAGTCGTCGTCAATTTAACCAATTGGTTAAACGGAAAACGAATAAGGGGTTAAACTCCGCTGCCGACGCCTGGTTGCAATATCGTTATGGCATTATGCCTATAATTTATGATATCGAAGCCGTGGGCGAGTACCTCTCTGATAAAATAACCAACGATGATTTTACTCAAACCGTTGTTGGTGGTCACGATCTTAAGATTGACGAATCTATTAATTCTTCAATTAATAAGGTTAGTCACACTGGTAAAGTTACATCTCTTTGTAGCCTTACCTTCCAGATTAAGTCTCCCTCTTACCGCACTCTTCAAGAGTTCGGTTTCACAAGTCCTTATGCATTAGCATGGGAACTTGTGCCTTTCAGCTTCGTTATCGATTGGGCTCTACCTGTAGGTAGTTTCCTTCGAGCGTTAACCACTATACCTGGTATTGATTTTAAATACGGGTATATGGGTTACATTTACGAAATTGATTCCTGGGAAGACTTTGAGATTAAACCCAACTCTGTTGGGGATATGCAAATCTGGTCTCGAGGCATAAAAAGTAAAGGTTATCGGCGTGTGCCGTTTTACCATATTCCTTTTCCTTTTCCTCGTTTTCAAAACCCCATTAGGGGGATTGGAGACTTGGATAGGGTGATGGATTTGGCCTCACTTTTTAAGCAATTCACTAAATAGAAAATGTCTAAGGACAACAATCATGCCACAAGCAAAACAAATCGTTTTGAATAACGATACTACGGATATAAACTTTAATCCTAATAATATCGATCGAAATGGCGTTGCCCATTTTCTATCAGCTGGTGATGGACAATTAGATCTGTCTCATCATCTTTCACTGGGCGTTACACGTTCATCTGGCAGTAAAACGGCGAAAGCGACGATGAAAATCGAAGTTATTAAACCGCAAACTGTAGATGGCCTCATGGTTCCTTCAGGTAAAGCGATTTTTGAAGCGGAAATTAAATTCCCTTCTCACTTTACAACTGAAGACCGTGCGGGTGCGTACGCACTCATCAAATCAGCTTTCGCTAATAGCGATGTTGCTGACGTGATGTCTGAACTGCAGTCTATTTATTAATATGACCTGTGGTTCAGAGTGTACTCAACTGATAGAATTCTTCTATTGGTTGTTATACTTACTAGGCCTACTGTAGGTCTGGTTTGGCTGATACTAAAATGGAGTTAACAATGGGTAAGTTTTCTAAACCCAAAGCTAAGACTGTTCTTAGCTTACCATCGGTTTTTATCGATGGGCCGACCATAGCAGAAATGGTTACGAGTCTTAAACCTAACAACGTTACTGGAGCTTATCGCTTCAAATGGGACTATCTCGAAAAAGAGATACTCTCAAAGTATGTTGATCTTGACACTACCTCACCAGATCTCAGGCGCTCTCGCGCTATAGATAAAATGATGGAAAGTGAAAAGGTGTGTGCTCATATCAATGAGCACGGCTATAAAAAGCATCCACTCTTAAGTGGCGCTCTTTATGCAGCACAGGTTTTCATTGCCGATGTACTTGGCAGTGTTCCTCGTGATATATTTGAAAGTAGCCGGTTTACCGGTGGCGCTACCACGGACCATAAAAAAGCCCAAGGTAATGCGTACTACAAATATAATTGTTCTGCACCGGTTGACGTTACGCCTCGTCTTAGAAGACACGCTGAAGCTCTCATTACGGCTACACCTATTTGGTGCGCCTACGGAGGTTACTTCGCGTTACGATCAACCCTTGGAAACAAGGTTACGACCGTACCTAAGAAGACGGATATAGACCGCGCAATAGCTATGGAACCAAGCATGAATCAAAGCATGCAAACTGCACTAGGTAACCACATACGTGGTCGCTTAAAAGTATTTGGAGTTGATCTTAACGATCAATCAATTAACCAAAGACTTGCGCAGTTCGGTTCCACGACAGGCCTTATCTCTACGATAGATCTGTCTGCTGCCTCAGATAGTATAAGTACTCGATTAGTGTGGGATTTACTTCCTCCTGATTGGTATGAATTACTAGACATGACTCGTTCTCATCGTGGCATATTACCTGATGGTAATGTACACAAATGGGAAAAGTTTTCGTCAATGGGGAATGGCTTCACGTTCGAACTAGAGAGTTTACTTTTTTATGCTCTCATGATCGGTACGTACGAAGCCAAACGTGGTTCTGTCAGTTACAACCTCCCCGCTTTCAAATCTTTTTGGAAGCAGCACTCTAGTGTTTATGGCGATGATATCATTTGTCCAAGTTTCTTGGCAAATGACTTAATCTCCGTACTTAACTGTGTTGGCTTTGAAACCAACTCAGATAAGACCTTCATTGAAGGTACATTTAGAGAAAGTTGTGGAAAACACTACTTTGCATCTGTGGATGTAACGCCTTTTTATGTTAGAAAACCCCTTGATCACGTTAATCGTGTGATATGGTTCCTAAATAAATTGCGTTATTGGTCTTACGACCAATCTACTGATGTCTGCGATCCGACGGTCCACCGTTTATGGTTATCTGTACGTAGAAAATACGTACCGGATAACTATTTAGGCGGTAAGATCATAGGCGACGACTCTTGCGTTTACTCAGTTGAACAACCGAGGTACCGACTATTAAATAAAGTCAGTACACGTAAGGTCGGGGGATATCGGGCTTTCTTAGCTCGAGCACAAACCTGGGGAAGGTCTTTGGACGATCATTTGATCGAACAAAGATACTCCAGTAACAGATCTCGCATCGTTTCCGGTGCGGGTGAAATGTCCTTGTGTAAGGTTGTAGAGCATAAATGGGAGCAGAAAAAGAATATTATTTCTGATACCCGGTTGCTCTGGTCCAGTTTAAGGTACCTGTTCCCGAAAGAGATCAGGTAACATAAGGATGGCGTATTCGCCAAAACCTTAACCTTAAATTGTTGTAAAACTCCTCGGTGCAAGTCCGAGGGCAGTTCCCGTTCGGGAATTTATGATATTAACGCTACGCTAATATCACTGCCG